AAGCAAGAGCCCGGCTCCCAAATGCACAGGCGCAGTAATGCGCCGCTTGGGGCCGGGCTCTTTTATAGGGGGCTTGTGTGCTATCGATGCCTTTACACGCTTTCAGCCTGCCGTTCTCCCATTCTGCACCAGTTGATAAAGCCGTAGATATCATTGACGAGAAAGGCCGTAAAGCATACCACGACGGACAGATAGGATGTATTTTGACGGGCAGCCAAAATCCATAAAACAATGAGAACGATGTCGTTGGCCGCGTACCCGAGCGCATAATAAGGACTTCTTTTATAGGTAAGATACACCGCGATGAAGCTTGTCGTTACAGAAAGGGTGCTCGGGACTAAGTTGGCCGTTTGAAAATACCCCAGTATGAAGTAAAAAAGCGCAGTGACAAGAATTGCCGCCAGATACATAAAACGCCATTCTGTTCGGGCCAGGTGATTGACGCTGACTTCCATCCGGTTCCCGTTAAACGGGTTTTTCAACCAGGAAATAAGAGCGAACACCGCCATCGGCATAGTCATACCTACATAAGTAAGCATTTCTCCATAATAGGAAAAGGTGAAAGAAATGATTCCGTAAAGCAGGCTGAAAAGAATCATAAGAAGTTGACCGAACGGATTTCCCTTTGCGTTAAAAATGAGGGATGTGACGCCGAGCAGCGAAGCAAAAAGCGTGAAATAATTGCTGCGGTCGAAAAAATAAAAAGCCGCAATGATCACAAATACGGAACCAAACCACAGCGCTCGCTCGCCCTTGGTGAAATAGCGGCGCAGTTCTTCAATTTTTTCATACAACCTCCAAAAAAATAAGCATTCGCATGCACATCTTCTCAGACCTAACGATGTACAAACGAATGCGAATTGCATTCCTACCCGGTGGCAGTGATATTCACATATGAAAGCGGCTGCTTGTGCCGCGCAATTTCGGAAAAAAGCAGCATCCGCAGATGCTGCCTTTTGGAGCAGATGAACCGAGTACATCGGTATCAACAGATGTATTGTTTGACAATGTAATGCGGCAAAAGTGACCGCCTCCGTCGTAATCGAATACCTCGATTCGCGTTACATATTCTGAAATAATAAATTTTTGCTGGGCGGGCGGAAGATCTGCAATATTGAGAAATTTTTTAAATCTACTGCGAATTTCGTCTCTCGTTAAAAAATCTCCCTTTGGTACGTTGGATGATAGGAGTGCATCTTTTTGTGCGGATAAATCTGCCATTCTTTGTTTGATTGGCCCTATATCTGCGCCGCTTTCGATTGCTGTTACAAGATTTGAAATTTTTTTGTCAATATCCGCAATTTTTCCGCTGATGTCTGGCATCTCATTGTCCTGCGCTTTATATGCTTCATCGACAAAGCGTTCTATCAAATCGTCGGAAAATGCGAGTTGATTTAATTTTTGAATCACGGCTTGTTCAATTTCATTCTTTTTCACGGCATGCTTTGTGCATGTCTTTTTACGCAGCTTTGCATTGCAGTCGTAGTACAGATATCTTTCTCCGCGAGATACGCGGGAGTTCCCAACCATTCGAGCGCCACAATGTCCGCAAAATAATTTTCCGCTTAGGATATAAAGTTCTTTTGCTTTCCCGGACGTTGCGTCGTGTTTTTTGACATCCATAAGTCTTTGCACCCTTTCCCATTCATCCGCTGATATAATGGCAGGACATCCGCCCTCGATGCTGATATATTCTTTTTCTTTTTTGTGCTGGCTTCTATGACCGTTCACAGTTTTAGTTTTACCATAGGTGAATCTTCCCGTGTAACGTTCATTGCGTAAAATATCATAGATAGAATTTTTTCCGAACTTTGCACCGCGTTTTGTTCTAAACCCACGTGAATTTAATTCGTCGATGATCTCACCATAGCCTGCACCGGAAATGTACATTTTAAAAATAAGCCTTACAGCAGCAGCTTCTTGTTCGTTTATGACGAGTTTTTTATCTGCACCAAGATTGTAACCAAGCGCGGGAGTGCCTCCGGTTGTGATGCCTTTATAAGCGTTTTCACGCAATCCCTTCAACACTTCTCCGGCCAGATTCCGGCTGTAATACTCGTTCATGCCAGTGATGACATATAGCATCAACCGGCCTTCCGGCGTGTTTTCAAGCCGTTCCGTTACGCTAATTATTTCAATTCCAAGCCGCTCAAGATAGTCTCTGTCGTTCAGCGCCTTGACACCGGCGCGGCCAAAGCGGTTCAATTTGTGAACGAGAACAATATCGTATTCTTTGCGCGGCGCAGCATTCAGAAGCGCCTGAAACTCTTCTCGCTTTTCGGAATGATACATGCCGGACTTAGCGCGATCAGCATAGATTCCGATAATGTCGATGCCGTTCTGCTGTGCGTAATATTTACAAGCGCGGATTTGCGCTTCCACGCTTTCTTCACGCTGCATGTCACTGCTGTATCGGGCATAGATTACCGCTCGATTCACTGTAATACCTCCAAAGTATGACTTGCCAAGCCTAACCCGGAGGTGGTATAATCCAATTGTTGGGGCGGATTATCCTCCAAGGGTAAGCTGTTCTATAAACGCTTCGGTGCTCCCACGCCGGGGCGTTTTTTATTTATTCAAGATTATCAATAGCATACTGAGCTTCTTCAGCGGTGAACTGTTCTCCGTATTCAGAAGTTAACTGTTCATAAATAGCACTTGGTGACATCGCCATGCTGTCCTGATATGATTTTGCCTTTTGCAAAGCGTTTTCTTTATAGTCAACCGCTAACGTATCGACCGCATACTGCGCTTCTTCTGCGGTAAATCGTTCTCCGTGTTCTGAAACAAGCTGGTCATAGATTGCTGCTTTGGACATAAACATCGTTTCACTGTATGTTTTTGCTTTTTCAAGCGCATTCGCGTTCCAGTCGGCTATAAGATTATCTATAGCATACTGTGCTGCCTCGGCAGAAAACTGCTCGCCATACTCAGAAACCAATTGGTCATATATAGCAGATTTTGACATGTGCATTAATTCGCTATACGATTCTGCTTTTTTTAACGCCGATTTATATTCCGTAGGTATATTTTCTTCCTTGGGTGAAGAATCGCCTACGATTGTATCATTCGACATGCTTTGAGATTGGACTGATGGGTTATCATTGTTATTAGATGAATTTGACGGTACATCATTAGAAGATAAAGACCCTATAATTCCAATGAAAAACAACAATGCGATCGTAACACCAATAGCAATTAAACAACCATGGTTCTTTTTCTTCGGTTTTTTCTGCCCGGTAAATTCGTCAGGGTCTCCAGAATACATCGACGGAACCGGCGCAACAGATTGATCATCAACATATTTGGGCGTTGTGCTTTCTGACAAATTATCTGTATGAATTGCTTTGGTTCCGCATTCGGGGCAGAATTTTCCGTCAAATTCCTTCCCGCAATTTGTACAATACATAAACATCCTCCTAACTTAACGCCTTTCGGCGTAACTTACTTAATAATCCAGTCAGGATGCAGGATTCCGACTGCGCGGCCATTCACAACGACGCTTTCATCCAGAGGGATGGGAGCGTATTTTTTATTTTCGGATTCTAGTACGCCCATACCCAGCCGCTTGATATATCCGCATCCGTCCAAGGTAACAAGGCCAATACCGTTGTATCCGGGGCGCTCCTTGGATATCATCACGATATCTCCGTCAAAATAGATCGGCTCCATACTATCGCCCTGTACACGCACACAGAAGTCCGCACGCCGCGTTTTATCATTGGCAATGACTTTTATCGGGGCGAATGCTTCTGGCCCCAGATACGTGCCTGTGCCCGCGCTGGCGGGTTGTTCTGACAGGGGGAGATAAATGCAGTTATCGTCTTGTTCTGCTTCCGGTTCAGGTGCGGTGCATCGGGTGTATTCGATATTCATAAGCCCCTTTATTGCATCTCTGCCCCATTCGTCCAGCGCGTCATATTTCTTTGCAATGCTTAACGCCTCCGCTGTATATGCGGGGGCGATTTTTGTTTCAGACGCACCTATTAATTCATCTACAGAAACCGAAAACAATGATGCGAGTTTAATAAGCAACTTATGGCCCGGTTCACGTTGATCGGTTTCATAGTTTCGCAATGTGGTATACGGAATATCAAGGTTTTCAGCCAAGGTAGAGCGAGACATACCACGCGCTTCACGCAGTGCGATAAGATTTGTACCAAAACTCACGGTTATCACCCCTTACCTTAAGAATATCGTATTGATAACTATGTGTCAATAGAAAATGGAAATCTTTTGCTCGAATTGAGCATAATTTTTCTAAAATTTACTTGACTTTTGCTCAAAATGAAATATAATGGAATCAAAAGATGCTCAATATGAGCAAAGGAGGTGAGCGCTTGAATTTGCCTGTAATTGAAGCGGAAAGGATAAAACACAAAATGAGCAAAGAAGAACTATCGCATTGCCTTGGAGTATCTCGGAGAACTATTCAAAACTGGCAATACGGTAGAACAGAAATGCCATTGTCAAAGTTGATGAAACTTTCAGAAGAATGGAATTGCTCAATTGACTACCTGCTCGGGCTGGCAGAGAGATAATGAGAGAAAGGAGCAGAAATGAAAAACAACCAAAATTTTAAATATTGGGCTGGGCATGTGATTCTTCATGTTTCAGAAACGCTACTAGCACTATCTATTGCGCACATCATCTTTCGCTGAATATGTCCGATAAATGGGAAGAGAAAGGAGGAGATATTAGCTTGAAGCGTGATTATTTTGTTCGGCTGCTTCTTTTTGCGCTTTTTGATTTTTTAATTGCTTTCGTTTTTTGTTCATTTGTATTCGGTTAGACAGATTTGAGCCAATCTTAAAAATTTGGTACCCAATAAATGTACATTCCATGGCCCAAAAAATTTGAATGAGTGCCTGCCTCCAAACTGGTTCGCTCGGAAGATGCGGATACACCCCAAATACAAGATAACAAGCGCATGGAAAAAGAAACGTCAAAATAAAACTGATTGCATCTGAGACAAATGTTTTCCTTTGATTTAATCGTTGATAACAGTCTATGTCTTCTTGGAAAATATCAGATTGTATATAAGGGTATCCAAGTTTTTTCTTAGCCCAATTCCAATTTGATATGGCCATACGCTGTAAGTCTAAGTCTATATCAGCAGTCCCCAAGTCGTTTTTTAAAAAAGAACTTCTACGCCTATATAGTTTTATGATTGATGGCGGAACAAGCGAGTAATTATTTTCAATTGTTTCAGTTAGAACTTTGGATACCGTTTCTGTTTGAAATCGATCATCGGATTCATACATTTTTGATAGAGGTTCAAATACATTGAAAAGTTGTTTTTCTAAAATCTTTGCATTTCGAGTGGTTTGAAATGGCCCGTCTGGACCAAATAGTGATGAAAACAAATAAGCAACTATTCCCGAAATCGCCGAAATAAGCGCAACCAAAATACTATCGCTCAAAATAATCACCCCAAAAATTATTATAGCACATTCTGACATATGGAAAAAACACCATACAAACAGACCGAATAAAGCAGACGGAAAGGAGAACACCATGGAAGGCATGGAAGAAACCAATGCGCGCGTAGCAAAAGTGCTTGCGCCGTATTTTCTGGAGTTGATAAGAAAAGACATCCAGCGGGAAAAAGAGGAGGCGCAGAAAAATGGACAAGCCTAACCCGTTCTGCCTGCGTCTCCCGCGTGGCCTGCGCGGATGGACAAGCCTTATTTACAAAGTGGTACTGCTCGCATCCGTACTGCCCGTGCTGGACGGCTTGCAGGCGATAGGCCGTGGCAACTCGGACATGCTTCCGGGGCTTGCAACGCTGGCGTTTGGGCTGGTGCTGGTGCTGGCTGGGATTGGTGGGTACATAGTTGTAAGAGAGGAGGACAAGCCATGACACAAAAAGAATGCGTGCAGGTTGTACGTGCGGCCGGGTTCAGCGGATACGACAAATCGCTGGACAGCAAAGCCAACAATCCCGGAAAATACGGCGTACAACGCACAGCAGAAGCGCAGGCCGCGCTGGACGCGGTTGCAACAGCCAGGAACGGCGGTTTGGCCGTGAAGCAATGTAAACGGTCGGGTGACAGGCACAAGCTGCCACACCGCATTTCCGCCCGATTCACGCGCGAACAGGCCGAACGGATAAAAGAAGCCGTTAAGTTGTGCGGATACGGAACAACACAGGGATGGTTGAACGTATGCAGCTACCGACTGTTGCGCGAAGAAGAAAAAAAGAAAGCCCCTGCATCCGCTGGCACGGATAACAGAGGCGCAGACCAAAAATCTACACTTAAAAAATACCACGAAACGGGAGGCGTGTCAAATGTATGAACTGAATTTTGTTGGTGTCTCGATTGCATGGGACCCTTGTGATGAAGGCGAAAACCCGAAGTGCAGCATATGCCACACGCGCCTCGGATACCACGAAAAGCTGTATTTTGATTTACGCGGAGCCGTGCTCGGATGCAGCGAATGCTGCACGGTGCGTGATGATGAATACCTTGTGGACGCAGACGACGAGAACGAGATCGTTGCAGAGCCGGGTACATATGTTTGGGAATATGCTGAAGATATGGCGTTGGTAGCATGAAAGGATTCTGTGATGGGATATCCTACTACACGGAATATCGCGCCAGCATTCGCGTGTTTTTCCCGGAAGGGCGTGAAGTATGTCAATACTGCCCTTTTCTTCGGCACGAAGATGCCTTCAACCGCTTTTTTTGTAAGGCTACTCCGGCCACACAATACAACTGGATATTATCACCGGAGCGGGAGCGTCCGGGCTGGTGCCCGCTTGTTCCCGCCAGAGGGAACACCGATTCCGCCGATTGAACCCGGCGGAGAATATGATCCATTCAGAAAGGATGACGAGAAATGAGTTTAATTGCAAAAGCTTCCGGAGGTTCTAAATTCCCGATTTTGGAGGCGGGTTCTTACCCTGCCATGTGTTATGCCATTGTTGACATTGGGCAGCAATATAATAAGACTTTCAACAACTATGCGCAGAAAGTCATTTTCATGTGGGAGCTTCCCGGAGAGGAAATCGAGATTGAGGGAGAAATGAAGCCGAGAGCAATTTCAGAGACCTATACAAATTCGTTGGGGGAAAAGGCGAACCTGCGAAAGATGCTTGAAAATTGGAGAGGCAGGGCGTTCACGCAGGAAGAAATGGACGGGTTTGACCTGCGGAATGTATTGGGAAAGGCGTGTATGATCTCTGTAGTTCACGGAACAAAAAGCGACGGCTCTCCGTACGCCAAAGTGGGCAGCGTAAGTAAGATGCCAAAAGGCATGAGCGTTCCTCAAAAAACAACCAACGCCTTAATTTTGTTTGATTTGGACGCGCCGGATGCGCTGGAAAATCTGCAAAAGCTTCCGGAGTGGGTACAAAACCGCATCAAAGAAAGCGAAACATACAAAGAGAAGATGCGACCGGACGCCAGCGTTGTAGAAGCGCGCAATGATGATTTTGCCGTAATCGACGCATCGGAAGATTGCCCATTCTGATGGAACGGGTGGAAGCGCGTATCACGAAGGTCTTAACGGGAGAAGGCTTTTATTGCTTTGTCCCATATGAACATACGGACAAGCTTTCCGAGTTGCCTATCAGGTGCACAGCGGTGCTTTCTGACGGCAGAACGATCACGGAGCGGCAGCGCAGGTTTATCTACGCGCTGCTCCGTGACATGTCCATGCATTTTGGGTATCCTCCGGAGGACATGAAAGAACTGATGAAATATCAATACGTTGCAGAAACAGGCGGAGAATATTTTTCCGTCGGGGATTGCAGCGTTACCACAGCGAACCGGTTTATCGAGTTTGTCATAGAGTTTTGTGTCCGTTGGGGTGTCCCCACAAAGCAGGATTTCGTGGAAAACAGCCCGGATATTGGGCGGTATGTATATGCTTGTCTGATGAATAAAAAGTGCTGTTTAACTGGACGGACCTGTGAACTGCATCACATTGATGCGGTTGGTGCCGGGAGAGACAGGGAAGAAATTGTGCACAAAGGTATGCGTGTGCTTCCGCTTTCGCACGAAAAGCATATGGAAGCGCACACGTTGGGACGTGATACGTTTTTGAAGAAGTACCACCTATCGCCTGTAACACTGGATGACAGGCTTTGCAGGCGTTACGGATTGAAAGGATAAGAAATGAATCTCGCGGTAGAATTACTTTCCAACACCGGATACATCATGTACAACAAGGCACTTGCCCGTGTTCTTGGCGTGAATGAAGCGGTCATGGTTGGAGAATTGTGTGCGCGGTATCAATACGCATTTGATTCTGGTTTTTTGGTGGAACACGACGGCTGGTTTTGCGTGAGCCGTGATGACATCGAATGTGATACAGGGCTTACAGCAAAGCAGCAGCGCTCCGCGCTACAGGCCCTGATTGACCGAAACGTGATTGAAAGCAAACGCATGGGCGTGCCAAGCAGGCTTTTTTACCACTTGAATGTGCATGAATTAAATGCGGTTTTTGATGAAATCGAAACGACTAGATGTGACAAAAGGTCACAACTGGCTGTGACAAAAGGTCACGACATACATATATATATAAAAAATAATAAAAAAGAGAGTGACGCACACGCATCGAAATCTGTTACGACTGAGAGTGCATCTGCGAACACATACGGCAACTTCAAAAAGCCGTCTGTGGAAGAGATTGCATCATATTGTGCAGATCGAAAAAACGGAATTGATGCATCGGCATTTTATGACTACCACGAAGCCCGCGGATGGATGCTTGGAAAGGTCCGGATGAAAGATTGGCGTGCCGCTGTAAGGACGTGGGAGAGAAGGAATTGCACGGAAAAGAAAGAGAGGCGTACGGTACTTGAATAGTGCGGAAGTCGCGGTGATTGGATGCCTCATACAGAACCAGAATTGCCCAGGAGAGGTATTCGGTATGTTGGATAAATCCGATTTTACGGACCTTGACCTTGCGGAACTGTTTGAAGAATTGCACCAATTATGGCAGCGCGTTGGAAGAATCGACACTGTTACAGTTTGCGGATTACCTGGAAAGCAGGACCTTGTGCTGCGATGCTGTGAAGCGCCTGTATCGTATTCCGCATATGAATCTTACTGCAAAACCGTGAAGGACAATGCAGTTTTAACGAGGGCACAGAGCATTGGGCTTTCCATCGCGTCTGAAGGCCTTACAGTGGAAGAAACCAGAGAAAAAGCAGATGATCTGATTCGCTTGCTGAACGGAACAGCGGAGAGCGAAGGGGTTTCCATGATGAACGGGGTACTCGATTTCCTGCGTCAGCAGTCGGAAGGAGAGCAGGAGTATTTCAAAACGGGATTTTCGAGGCTGGATAAATACTCTTATATGAGCCGAAGCGATTTCGTCATCATCGGAGGAAGGCCGAGCGCGGGAAAGACGGCGTTTTCATTGGCGCTGGCATTGAATTTCGCAAAGAACAAGTACAAAGTCGTATATTTTAGTTTGGAAACGCGTCCGGATAAGCTGGTAAACCGAATGGCAACGAACTGGTGCGGTCTCGATTTCGACGATGTGAAGCGCAGAACGCTTGACATGAAAACCGTTGATTTGAACTTGATGGACGAACTGGCGGCGTTGCCGATTGAAATCGTTCCGGCAAGTGGGAAAGGCGTGGCGTGGATGCGTTCCGAGGCTTTGCGCAGGAAAGCGGATGTTGCAATGGTGGATTATCTCGGGCTTGTAAAGAGCGACGGAAAGACACGGTACGAAAAGGTAACAAATGCGTCTCTTGCGATGCACGATTGGGCACAATCCACAAACATGCTTGTGATCGCGCTCTCTCAGCTCAACCGTGGTGGAGCGGGACAGATGCCGAGCATGGAAGATTTGAGGGAAAGCGGTCAGATAGAACAGGATGCAGACGAGATATTATTGTTGCACAAGGATGACGATAAGCGGGAATATACGGTAATCATCGCAAAGAACAAAGAGGGACGGACCGGTGATATCCCGATGAACTTTAACGGGCTGCACCAGCAGTTTACCGAAGTGGTATTCAAGGAGGAGCCATGAACAGCCGTGAAAAAGGGAAACGCGGGGAGCGTGAGTTGGCCGGAGAGCTTCGGCGGCACGGATATGATGCCAGACGAGGGCAGCAGTATTGCGGTGCGAATGGCGATGCCGACGTTGTAGGCCTGCCGGGGCTGCACATCGAGTGCAAGCGTGTGGAAAGGCTTGACCTGTACGCCGCTATGTCACAGGCCGAGCATGACGCACCGGACGGGATGCTCCCCGTGGTGATGCACCGACGAAATAACTGCCAGTGGCTGGTTACAATGCGGCTGGACGACTACATGGAGATTTATCGGGAATGGGAGGCCGGAAAACATTGAGCAAAAACCTTGCGCTTACGCTTGCCCGTGTGAAAAACAACGGCATCCGTGAAGGAATCGACGCTGTATGCGAAGCTATGGCGCTGGCGCACTATAACGCCGCGATAGAGCTTGAATTGGATGAGCGAGAGGTCGGAGCATTTTATACGCGGATGCGCACGGAGCTGCTGGAGATTCTTGCACAGGGCGGAAGAGATACGTTCACCGAAGAAATGAAACATGCGATATTGGTTGCATATGAAAAGATGGGGGTGGCTCCATTGTGAACGTTGCAAAAGAAAACACCCTGAAATGTGAACTGTACCATGACAACTATCAAAATTATAGACGGTACAACATACCAAAGGCGCAATTGATAATTGCGGACATACCGTATAACATCGGCACGAACGCATATGCGAGCAATCCCATGTGGTATAACGGCGGTGACAACTCAAACGGTGAAAGCAAGTTAGCGAAAAAGAGCTTTTTTAACACAGATGGGCGCTTTAAAATTGCCGAGTACATGCATTTTTGCAGCCGGATGCTTGTAAAAGAGCCAAAGGAACGCGGAAAGGCTCCGGCAATGATTGTGTTCTGCGCATACGAGCAAATGCAGGCGGTGAGCGAATACGGGAAGCGGTACGGGTTTGAAAAGAGCTATCCTTTATTTTTTATCAAAAATTATTCGGCACAGGTCTTAAAAGCCAACATGCGAATTGTTGGAGCGACGGAGTTTGCGGTTGTTTTGTACCGGGACAAGCTTCCGAAATTCAACAATGATGGCAGCATGATTTATAACTGGTTTGCATGGGAGAATGACAACACGAAGCTTTATCCCAAAATACATCCGACGCAGAAACCCGTAAAGCTGTTAAAAAAGCTGATACGAATATTCACCGATGTGGGGGATGTAGTAATAGACCCATGCGCAGGCAGCGGTTCTACCTTACGCGCGGCGTATGAACTCGGCAGAAGCGCATATGGGTTTGAGGTGGACAAGGGGATTTATACGCTTGCCAAAAGCAAAATGCTGCAAGCTATGGCACGTGAAGAACAGACTGCTGATTTTGAGCAATTAACAATTTAACGAAAAGATGGGCGTAGAGCCGATGTGATTGGAGAGAAAGACAATGGCTGATTTGATAAGCCGAAAGGCGCTGACAGAAAAAGCATGGGAAGCAGATACACAGTGCGGATATGTGCAAGTGGTAGATGTCGGAGACATAGAGGACGCCCCAACCATCGACCCGGTGCATGCGGCCGGCGCGTGCTACTGCCGGGAGTGCCGAAACTATAACAAACCTCGATTAGGATGGTGTTCCCATCATATGGACAGAGAAAATCCATACGATTTTTGCAGCTACGGCCAGCTTAGGGAGGGTTCACAATGAAAATTTTAGTAGCCTGCGAAGAAAGCCAGGCAGTAACGATTGAACTGCGGAGGCTAGGTCATGAAGCTTACAGCTGCGACATTATACCCTGTTCCGGAGGGCACCCGGAATGGCACATCATGCAGAACGTTCTGCCTTTGCTGAATGGGAACTGCAGTTTTAAGACTATGGACGGGACCGAGCACAGCATTGAAACAAGATGGGACATGATTATCGCATTCCCGCCGTGCACAAAAACAAGCAACGCAGGCGCTCGCCATCTTTGGAAAGGCGGAAAGCTGAATATCGAGCGTTATTATGACGGCTTGTGCGGCAAAGCATTGTTTTTAGCGATATGGGCGGCTGACTGTGAAAAAGTAGTGATTGAAAACCCTACGCCTAGCAGGGTTTTTGAGTATCCCGAACCATCACAGGCAATCCAACCATATGAATACGGCCATCCATTTACCAAAAAGACGCTGCTGTGGGAGCGCGGTGTGCCGCTGTTGATGCCAACAAACATTGTAATGCCGGAAAGAACATGGTGCCCTTCTGGATCCTATTCAAACAAGCACGGGGAAAAGCACAGAGGAATGTTTACCACGGATAGAGCAAAGAACAGAGCAAAGACATTCCCGGGTGTGGCAAAAGCCATGGCAGAGCAATTGGCCGGAGACATACGGGAGGATTGATATGGAAAGATATACATACTTTGACGGTGGGAAATGGCGGCTTAAAATTGGCGATACAGAATACAGTGGAGACTGGGTTGACCGCCTCGCCGCCTATGAAGAAACCAGACTTGAGCCGGAGGATATGAAAAAGGCGTTTAACGAGGACGCCACACTAAAATTAGCTTGGCAGGCACTTGGCATGTCACCTGACCGCCTCCGCGAGCTGGCGCAGGCGGAGAAAGAGGGGCGGCTTGTGGTGCTTCCGTGCAGTATTGGGGACCCTGTTTTTATGGGAACTGGCCGGTATAAAATTACAGGATATGAGGAAGATGTTTGCGACGGTTTCTACATTGGCCGCGATGGCGTTTTGCAGGTGAAGGCTCAAAATTATAATGGGAACCACGGGACATATGGAGTTATTGGCCAAACGGCAGAACTGACCCGCGAAGCCGCCGAGGCCGCGCTGGAGGAAAGGGAGGCAGAGCATGAGCAAACCGATTGAACTCATGCATGTGTATTTTGGAGAAAATAAAAATACATGCGGAACGTGTTGCAATCTTGTAGAGGTTATCAGAGGGAAGAAGAAATTACGTAAATGCAAAGCCTATGGAGGTTTCCACAGCAGCAAAGCTGATTGGGCCAAAAAGTGGGTGGCTTGTGGGCTGTATGGTGAACATGTGCCGCAACCGATGGTATCGGATACGGCGAAGCAAATTTTTTATAGAGTAGGTATAACTCAAGAGGTTATAGGATGTGACGGGCAGATGGAAATGGAGGCCGACCATGACAGATAAAGAGATTGTGGAGCGGTTAAACGCATACTCCGCTCAATACCAAAATCATGGAGGCATTACAGCGGAAGCGGCGGACCGCATTGAACAATTGTGCGCAGAACTCTACTTTGAAAAAATCGACAACACGAAGCTCAAAGGCGAACTTGCCACGGTGGCCGCAGAGCGCGACAGGTACAAGGCGGAGCACGAGAACCCGCAGCCGCTGACCTTGGAGGAATTACGGCGGATGGATGGGCAGCCAGTGTGGGTGACATTTGCAGATAATTATGTGCCTGTGACGCACACGCAAATTCCACCACTTTGGATGATTGTTTCCGCAGAGGATGAAGAACTTCAAGCGAAAAATGAATATGTCTGCTTTTCTGATATCGGTTGGATTGCCTACCGCTCAAAGCCGAAAGGGCGTGAGGAATAATGAAGTGCGAAAACTGTACCAAGTACGATGACTGCCGGACAGGCTCTGGCTTGACATGGCCGTGCGGTGCGTATGTGCCGAAAACCATTACAAATGCCGACCGCATCCGTAAAATGAGCGATGATGAGCTTGCGAAGTTTCTTGCGACAAAACTTAATGATGATTTTTATGAATATCCGGATTTGACATTGCAATGGCTACAACAGCCAGCGGAGGAGGAAGTATGAGTAACTGTGTAAATAAAGAAACCTGTATTGAATATGCTAGACTTGGAGAAAACACAGAATGTTATCTTTGCCCTGATTATAAAGCGCCAATGTCCAACGCAGACCGCATCCGTGCGATGGACGATAATGAGCTGGCGGAGTTTTTGATGGAATGCAATCCGGCTAATTGTCAGCAGTGTGCGTTTTCATCTGGATGGAGGTGCGACCCAGATCGGGAAGACTATTCGGACGCTGAAAAATGCACTGAAGGACGCAAAAGATGGCTCCAGCAGCCAGCAGAGGAGGCGCGATAATGGACTATGCCGAGAAATTAGACATGATGGACGACGACTGCGATATACAGGGATATCCGTTGAACGATGACAGGTGTGCAGGCTGCCCGCTCGATGGGCATTGCGAATTTGTAAAGTGCAAGGAGAAGGAGGGCATGCAGAATGTTTTGGATAAACAAGACAAGGGCTGAAAAAGCAGCAATGATTATTGCAGGATATTGCGATAAGCAACTAACTTGCGATAAGTGTAGGTTTGCAGATGAAAACGGTAATTGTACGTTGCAAGCAAAAATTCCATCGGATTGGGAAATGCCGAAGGAGGGCGTACAGCATGAGTGAATTTGAACGGCAGATTTATGCAGACCTGAAATCCACAGACCGTGTCTCGCTCTGGGTGGCTAAGTGCATGGAGCTTGCAGAATTTTCATGCATCTTAACGGATGAAGATATTGATGGAATTGCTATGGTATACAAAACGATGCGAAAGAAGGAGGGCGTACAGCGTGAATGAATGGATTTCGGTTGAAGATAGGTTGCCGATACGGGATTGTAAGGTCATTGTGTACGTGCAGAAGGTCAGAGGCGGGTTTATGAGAAAAGAACGTTTTGTAACCACTGCGGTATTCTGCATGACAATGATAGACAAACATTATTTCGATTTTCAAGGCAACGACGCAGGAATTGTCACGCACTGGATGCCGCTGCCAGAGCTGCCAAAGGAGGAAAAACGGTGAAAGAAGTATTTGAAAAGGCCATCCTTACATACGGACAAACTGCTCAAGAAGATGTAGCCATCGAAGAAATGAGCGAGCTTATCAAGGCGATTTGTAAAATGCGTCGCGCCGGCGTGAACGAAAAGCCAGCGGCTATGGATGCCATCGTTGACGAGATCGCGGACGTATCCATCATGTTGGAACAGCTCTGTATGATGTACGAGTGCTTTGACGCTGTGGAAAACCGCAGGCAATACAAGGTGCGCAGGCTTGAAAACAGGCTCAAGGAGGCCCCGGCATGCTCGAAATAATCATAGCTTTCGTAAAGGCTGTGGGAATTGTATTGCTGCTATCCTGCCCTGTTCTTTGTTGGGCGTGCTTGGTGGTTTCGGGGAGGTGCGATGATGATTGAGCGACAGTGTGAAGTGTGTGGTGCTCCGATGATATTGAAGAGACCGAACTCGTCTCGGAAATATTGTGATTCATGTGCTAAAAAAGTCAGAATGGAAAATCAAAAAATAGCACAAGAACAACTAAAATTGAAAAGAAAAGCCGAAAAAATAAGAGAGCGGGACAAGCTCGGTTCATTTTTAAGGGAACTGGATACATATAACAACGAGCGCCGAAAGCGCGGAGAATGCCCGATCAGTTATGGAAAATATGTGGCAATGCGCGGAGGTCTGTTTGATGTCCGATAAAGAAATCAAAATGATGCGCTCTATGCGAGAATCAGGCGTTACAATAGCACTGATTGCAAAAGCAATGGAATGTTCTCAGACTACGGTATATAACTATACAAACGATTGTAAATTGCCAGAGATTGTAGATTGGCGCACTGAAGCTATACGCAAACTGAAAAAAATGAGACCGCCAAAGAACCCACCACAAAAGATGTATCCGTGTGAACATTGCCAATGGAGGAAAAACAAAGAAACGCCACCTGTATGTGTGGTGTGTTATCAGGAGGCGTTTAAAAATGGAATATGAAAAGCTTAAGAACTATGAACGATACTGGAGGGCCAATCAAAGCATTGAGCAACGCATCATGGCGATGAAATCCGCTGAAACCAGCATTACACCACAGGCCGGAGATGGCAGCCAGCACATAGGCGCACACGACCCAATGAAAGCAGTAGATATGCGAGTTGATTGGTGTGCGTCACACAGCGAGGATTATGCCAAAAACCTTGCTGTAATGCGTGAAGTGGATAAAGCCATTGATTCGCTGAAAGACCCGTTAGAACGAGAAATATTGCGTCTAAGATACACGGATTTTAGATATGGAACTCAAATGACTTGGACACAGGTAAAAAAAGCTCTTTATGGAATAATAAGTGTAGGCGAAAGAACTATTTATCGATTGCATGACGATGCAATTTATCATTTGAAAAATATTTAGATTAAGGGTGTGCAAAATGAAATCATGTATCTATGATGATTCTGGGAATATTGTGGCATATGCAGACAATGCGGATAAAATGAAAGATGGATCATTCACATGTGATCAAATTAAAAGTTGTGGATTTTTCAACGATAATGAAAATGAACTTGAATGAAGATTTGGCAGACTGTGGCAGTAAATGACAGTTAATGTCACTTGTAAACAGTATCAAAAATGAATTACAATATAATCGAGAAAGCGCGTAGAGAAATCTGCGTGCTTTTTTCATTCTGCGCTGTGGAACGCCATGACACCGATCCGTCAAAGCCCGGGCAAAGCGCGGAAAAAAGCGAGCTGCCACCGATCAGGCGATCCTGTGGGGCCGACGCTGGCAGACGTGCCAACCGTGAGAGCCGGTTAATACCGCCGCGGGTCGGGAATATAACCCGCATCAGTTTAGCAGATCGCAGAACGCCTCTCAATGATGCGCAACATCTGCGCCACTTGCAGAATGGAGCCGCGCAAGCTCCTTGCAGGAGCGTATCATGCGCGCCGGTAGACAGCAGCCCGGATTGTGATACAGACCCCGCCACGCGAGCCGGAAGGCAGCGTACCATGGCGGGGTAGACCTATAGGAGGATACAACATGCAGATAATCAAAGCGATAGCCTTTGTAATCGAAGCAATTATGGCAATATATTGGCTATTAAAAGATGATCGCCAAAGAGCGATTTTCTATATGATTCTAATGTTGTTCCTTGTTTGAATATGTGTTGCTTGTCTGCGTGAGGTCAAACGGCACACCAAAGCATAACGTATCGGTTGAGAACGGCTTCGATGCGTATCGGAGAACGGGTAATTAGAGGCCCGTAATACGTGACGCGCCTCAAAGTACAAGAGGCTGACACGACGGAAAGACGTCGATGCATGGAGAAAGAGCTGGGCGGCACAGCAGCTTAAAGGTATAGCCTGGTAGCGTTCACGGGTTCAAATCCCGTTTTCTCCATATGCCAATTGGTAAAGCAACCCGGACGCACACCGGGTCAACAAAGCAATGATGCCGGGGAAAACCCGGCAAGAAGATTTAGCCATACGGCTGAGAATAGATTTTAATAAAGGGCGGGATTGCATGATAAGCAGAATTGAGCTTGACAAACTTTCTCGCATGTTGGCTGAGGGACGTGAGGTCGTATGGTATAACAGCGCTGCATGGGAGCAGAAACGCAATGAGGTGCTAAGGTTTGATCATTATGAATGCCAGCAATGCAAGGAGTTAGGGAGATATAGCAAGGCCGTTATCGTGCATCACGTTAAGCATTTAAAAGACAGGCCAGATTTAGCGCTGTCTATATGGGATGAAGAAACAGGAGAAAGGCAGCTTGTGAGCGTGTGCAAGCGGTGCCATGAGGGTTTGCACCCGGAAAGCCAGCGTCAGTACGCAAAAATGGCGAAACAAGTGACACAAGAGTGCTGGGATTGACAAAGATCCCCCCATCAGAAAAAAGCATGTTGCCGTTGCGGCTCTTACTCGTGTGGGTCCATGGCATTCCGGGGATTTCCGCGCGTAGGTGAGGGGGTGTAGGCAAAAATGGATGGAGGTGTAATGTAATGGCTGAAAAACGTAAAAAAACTGTGAGCGTATGGGCAGAAACGCAGGAATACAAAGAACTAAAGAAAGATATGCTCGATGACCTAGATGCGCGCGGCTTGGTTGGGCGGCAGTATGTGGACAAAGTGGACGAGTATCTGAATTTATGGTGTTGGCTACAAATGCTAAATGAAGATGTGATGACGCGCGGCGTCTATGTAGAGTATTCAAACGGTGCCACACAAAAAGGAACCACAGATAATAAAAGTCTAACGATTGCGACCCGCGTATCTTCGCAAATGCTTGCAATTTGGACAGCTCTTGGTTTCCGCGAACAGGCGGCCGGTGCCAAACCGCAGGCGGGCGGTGAGGATGATGAGCTGTGAGTTGCCATTAGAAGTGCGGCGCTACATCGAACAAGTGGAGGCGAACAAACCGCGTGCCTGCAAGGAGCAGCACGCCTTGGTGGCGCATATCAAAAAATGTTTTGAAACCGAAGATTTGCATGTGGATGCCGAACAGCTGGTGAAGTACCTTGGGCTAGTTCGGTATTTTCCTTATGAACGGCTTTTCCCTTGGGAAGAGTTTCTGATTGCCCTTTGGGATTGTACCTACAAAGCGGACGGAAGCCCTCGCTGGAAAACCGTACTTTGCATGGTGGGTCGCGGGGCAGGAAAGGATGGATTTATCGCATTTGACAGCGCCTGTTCCATTTCTCCTTATAATCCAGTGAATCATTACAACGTAGATATCTGCGCCAACAATGAAGAGCAGGCGGTAACGCCTGTGAAAGACTTGGCGGAAGTGCTTGAAAGCCCGAAGTACGAAGCCAAACTTAACAAGCACTACTACCATACCAAAGAAATCATACAAGGGCGCAAAAACAAGGGCGTGATGAAGGGCCGCACAAATAACCCAAAGGGGCGAGACGGTATGCGCAGCGGCAAGGTGGTGTTCAATGAGGTGCATCAGTTTGAGAACTACGATAACATCAAGGTGTTTATCACGGGTCAGGGCAAGGTGGCTCAACCCCGCGTAGGGATATTTACTTCCAACGGAGAGGTAAGTGATGGCCCGCTGGACGATTATCTGGCCAGAGGCAACCGCATATTGTTCGATGGCGAGCCAGACAATGGTTTTTTACCGTTTATCTGCCGCTTGGAAAATAAGGAGCAGGTTCACGATTCGGAAAATTGGTACATGGCAAATCCGTCCCTTTATTATCTGCCTCACCTGCGTCAAGAAATCGAAGACGAATACCGGGACTGGATAGACCATCCAGAGCAAAACGGGGATTTTATCACCAAGCGCATGGGCATTCGGGCCGGGTTTAAGGAAATCAGCGTGACAGATTATGAAAAAGTGAGGGCAACGGCTCGGGAGCTACCGAGTTTGAAGGGGTGGTCTTGTGTGGTCGGGATCGACTATGCGGAGTTATCCGACTGGGCGGCTGTCAATCTTCATTTCAGGCGCGGGCAGGAACGGTTTGATATCAATCACGCGTGGGTGTGCGCTCAGTCTAGGACTTTAAGCCGTATCAAGGCCCCGTGGAAGACCTGGGCCGGACAGGGTTTGCTGACGGTGGTGGAGGATGTGAGCATCCATCCAGACTTGCTGACAGAGTATATCCGGAAGGCGGGAAAGCAGTACAACATCAAGATGTTAGCCATGGATCATTACCGTTGGACGCTGGTTTCCGAATCTTTGCGCCAAGCAGGATTTGACGCCAACGACAAAAGCCGTGTGAAACTGGTGCGCCCATCAGACATTATGATGGTAGAGCCCGTGGTGCAGGAATGCTTTGACCGGGGGCTGTTTTGTTGGGGGGATAACCCGTGCTTGCGCTGGGCAGTGAACAATACAAAGCGGGTGCGCAGCTCGAAGAAAATGGGCGTGGACACCGGCAATTACATTTACGCCAAAATCGATGGAAAAAGTAGGAAGACAGACCCGTGGATGGCGCTGGTGGCAAGCATGACCGTAGAAACGGCTCTGGGAGACGGGCTGCCCGTACAGGCGCCGCCACTGCCCGCCATTGCATTTTAAGGAGGTGGTCTTTTGGGGTTTAGATTTTGGGATTTTTTAAGGCCAAAAAATGGAACGGCAAAATCGGTTGAGATCACATGCAATGAAATGTTTGAAGCAGCGCAGGAGTACCGCATACGGGAGCTTTGCTTCTGGATTTGCGTGGACATGATTGCCAATGCCATTGGGCGGTGTGAGTTCCGTACATTTCGCGGAAACAGGGAAGTATTTGAGCGTGAATATTACCTGTGGAATTATGAGCCGAATGCAAACCAGAACTCAACCATGTTTCTTCATAAGTTGATCGCCAAGCTCTACCAAGAGAATGAAGCGCTGGTTATCAATACCCGCAAACGCGATGGCTATGAGGCTGTGGTGGTGGCGGATGATTGGGAAGAGCCGGAGGACTACCCTAGTAAGCAGAACGAATACAAGGGCGTAGTGGCCGGCAATGTCAGCTATGAAAAAACATTCCGGGAAAGCGATGTGCTGCATCTGAGGCTGAACCATTGCAACATCAAACCTGTCATTGATGGGCTTTACCAATGCTATTACAGGCTGGTGGATGCGGCTATGCGCAATTACCAGTGGGACAAGGGCCAGCACTGGAAGGTGCACGTTGCCCAGCTGGCACAGGGCGATGAAGGTTGGGAGAAACAATTCCAGAACATGATTGAGGCCCAGGTTCGGCCGTTTTTGCAAAGCAACGGTTCTATTCTGCCGGAGTTCGACGGCTATGTGTATGAGAATGTCAGCGGGGCAAACAGCACTAGCGACACGCGGGACATAAAAAATCTTGTGGAGGATATTTTTGATTTTACGGCTCGAGGTTTTTTGATACCGGCGGTACTGGTGAATGGAAAAGTGGAGGGCACAGCCGATGCAAATACACGCTTTTTGACCAATTGCATCGACCCTATCTGCGACCAGCTTCAGGAAGAGATTACACGCAAGCGCTATGGCTACGACCTCTGGAGAGCCGGCGATTTCTTGCGGGTGGATTCTTCCAGCATTATACATTTTGATTTGTTTGCCAATGCAGCCAACGTGGAGAAGCTGGTAGGGAGCGGCGCGTACACGATCAACGATGTACGGCGGGCGGCAAATCAATCGACGATCAACGAGCCTTGGGCCAATGAGCATTATATGACGCGGAATATTGCGACCATGAACGATGCGGCACGCGCCCTATCTGCTCAGGAAGGAGGGAAAATGGATGCGTAAGAATATGTGGGAGATCAAACAGGCTGCGGACGGCCAAAGCATTGACCTGTATATCTATGGTGATGTACAGGACGATGATTATAATTTCTGGACTGGAGAGACGATCCGCAGCGAGACCAGCGCCAATGCCTTTCGGGAAGAACTGGCCAAATATCCAAACGCGACTCAAATTAACGTGTACATCAACAGTTACGGCGGAAGTGTGTTTGAGGGGACGGCCATTTATAATCAGCTGCGCCGGCATCCCGCACATAAGACTGTATATGTGGATGGATTCGCTTGCTCCATCGCGTCGGTGATTGCCATGGCGGGCGACGAAGTAGTGATGCCGCGCAACGCACTGATGATGATCCACAATATGTGGATGTGTACCGTGGGAAACTCTGCCGAACTGCGGAAAGCGGCTAATGATCTGGATATCATCAACAATGCTGGGCGGCAGGCTTATCTTGCGAAAACAGGAGAGAAACTTGACGAAGGCCGATTGACAGAGATGATGGACGCAGAGACTTGGCTGACCGCTGAAGAATGCATTGCCCTGGGACTGGCCGACCGTTACGCGCAGCAGGATGCCGATATGAGCAAAGCGGCCGGTGTGCTACAAAAGGCAAATCTTAACCTTGAGCAGCGCATCAGCCTGCAGAAAAGCTTGGCTGCTCAACTGCGGCAATTGACTGAGGTCAAGCCCAAAGCAGACCTAGATAAGAAAGAAAAACAAGAGCAGCCGGAAGGTGTCGTAAAGATGCTTGCCGGCATTTTTATGCCCCAAAAGTGAAAGGAGAAAAGATATGAAATCCAATGACATTATGAACCGAGAGGAAGTGCGGGGCCTGATGCAACAGGCAATCCGCGATAACGACAATGATGCTTTTGCCAAGGCTTTTGACAAAATGCTGGGCTGTATCGAAACGGACATCAAAGAGGAATACGAACAGCGCGTAGGCGATTTGCAACAGGAGATGGACAGCCGCATCCTGGCCGCCCGCGGTGTGCGCCAACTGACCAGTGAGGAACGCAATTACTTCCAGAAGTTGGGCGAGGCCATGAAGGCAAAAGACCCCAAACAGGCCCTGGCAAATCTCGATGTGGCGATGCCCACAACCACCATCGACGCCGTATTTGACGAATTGCAGACGGCCCACCCGCTGCTGTCCCGTATCAACTTCCGCCCGTCCGGCGGCGCTGTGAAGGTGATCATGAACACCAACGGCTATCAGGAGGCCGCCTGGGGCGAGCTGTGTGACGAGATTGTCAAAGAGCTGACCAGCGGATTTAAGAAGATTGATACCATGCTGCTGAAACTCTCGGCGTTTGTCCCCGTTTGCAAGGCTATGGTTGACCTTGGCCCCGAATGGCTGGAAAACTACGTGCGCCAAGTGCTGTATGAGGCGCTGAGCAACGGCATGGAGGCGGGCTTTGTGACCGGCGACGGCAACGGCAAGCCCATCGGTATGACCCGCCAGGTGGGCGACACCGTGACCGTGGTGGGAGGGTCCTATCCAGAGAAGGCCAAGGTTGCGCTGACAGACCTGTCCCCTGCCACCATCGGCAATTTGGTGAGCATCATGGCTGCCGATCCCAATGGCAAGCCACGCCGCGTGCAGGATGTGATCTTCCTAGTGAATCCTCAGGATTACTTCCAGAAGGTTGTGCCCGCCACAACCATCATGGCCCCCGACGGCACGTATCGCAACGATGTGATGCCATACCCCATGTCTATCATTCAGACCCCGGCACTGAAGCGCGGCGAGGCGGTGATCGGCATTGCCTACCGTTATCTGGCGCTGGCCGGTACATCTCCCGAGGGCCGTATCGAATACAGCGACCACTACCGTTTTCTGGAAGATGAACGCGTGTATCTGATCAAGGCATACGCAAATGGAATGCCCATGGATAACAACGCCTTTATTTTCTTGGATATCAGCGGCCTGCGCCCCGCCACCTATAAGGTGACCATGGTGGATGAGCCTGCGCCCAGCAAGAACGCAAACCTTTCCGACTTGAAAATCGGCAGCCTGACGCTTGACCCCAAATTTGCCGAGGACACCACGACTTACACTGCGACCACGACCAACGCGACCAACACCATTACCGCCGTACCGGCTGACGCAAGTGCCGCCATTGAAGTGAAGGTGGGCGATACGGTGATTGATAACGGCAGTGCGGCCACTTGGACTTCCGGCGCAAACACAGTGGCCGTAAAAGTAACTGCGGCTGACGGCACCACCATCAAGACATACACCGTCACTGTAACAAAGAACTGATGGCGGCAGTACTGCCTAACGGGCTGCTCGACGACGTGAAAAATTATCTGAACGTTACCTGGAACGACGAGGCCACCGACAAAAGAATCGGTGGCCTCACTGCGTCCGGGATGGCGTACCTTGACCTGAAATATGGGGACAAGGCGGATTACACGCTGGACGGTATGCCACGCACGCTGCTGATGGAGTACGTGCGATACGCCCGCGATAGCGCCCTGGATGTGTTTGAAAACAACTACCAGGCGATGCTATTGGGGATGCAGAACGAAAGACGGGTGAAAGCCTATGTGGAGAGCTCCGACCAGGCCCAGAGAGAATGACATCTCTCAAACTTACAGCGACGGCGTGCTGACGGTGTACACTGCCGTAGATGTTGCAAAACCTGGTTATGCTCCTGTAAAAAAGCTGGCCAAGAAAATTGACCTGCGTTATGCAGAGCGGAGGCTTGGAATACAGCGTTACTATGACGCCTTGCAGAACCAAATTCAGGTAGAGCGCGTGCTGCGCGTGCAACGGGCCGGAGATGTGACCAGCCAGGATGTGGCCATCACCGAGGACGGGAAACAATACCGCATCGATCTGGTGCAGTCAGTAGATGCGGTATATCCGCCCAGCATGGACCTGACATTATCAAAAATAATACAGGAACTGAATGCAGAAGACTTTATGGAGAGTGAGCCATGAGATGGTACGATAGAATCATTCGAACACACACAAAGGTAACGGATGCTGTAAGCCATTTTGAACGTATGAAATCAGACCGCTATTTTGTTTGGCAAGAAGATGGTGCGAATGATTTTAACGCAAATAATTTGCATTCAGAAAAAGCCGTTGTCGGGACGACAGATCTGTTCACGAAGCGTGAGTTTGACCCGTGGAAAGATGAATTTGAAGCAGCTTTAAACATGGATGATAATATCAGCTGGTATTTAAATAGTGTTCAGCGAGAAGAAGATACTGGCTTCGTCCACTACGAATGGGTCTGGCAGGTAATGGATGGTGTTTAATATGGCCAAATACCAATTCAAAGGCCTCGATGAATACGCACAATATCTGCAAAAAATCGGAAAAAACACGCCGGAAATTCTCGGTGCGGGCGTATACACAATGGCCGATATTGTTACAAACGAGGTACGCAAGGCCCTTGATGCGCTTCCCGCTGTAGAAGAAAAGTTTGCGGTTGCGGCGTACAAAAACGGAACGCAAACATCCCTCACAAAATCCCAAAAAAAAGGCTTACAAAACAGTCTTGGAATTTCGGGCATGCAGAATGACAACGGTTTTTTAAATGTAAAAATAGGGTTTGATGGGTACAACAACGTACGAACAAGAACATATCCAAAAGGCCAACCGAATGCATTAATTGCGAGAGCAACGGAATCTGGGAGTAGTGTAAGAAAGAAAACACCTTTCATCCGGCCCGCAGTAAATGCGTCAAAAAAACAGGCTATTGATAGTTGCAAGGTAGTTATTGATGAAAAAATTTATGCTCTTGAAAAGAAATGACGAATAAAAAACACTTGAAGGAGAATGTGAAATGGTAACAACTGGTTTTTCAATGCCCTATGTCGCCCAATATGCCAATACAGGCACAACGGTTACTTATACTAGCGGAATGGATTTGGCGCGAGGTGTAAGCCTGTCGCTTGAAATCGATACGGCTGATGATAACAATTTCTATGCCAACAATGTTCTGGCAGAGGTGGAAACGGCACAGTTTACAAGCGGAAAAGCGACAGTTACGGTAGATGGTCTCTCAAATGAAGCGGCTACTTTAATTTTTGGGCTTCCTGCTCCTACATCGCTTGAAGTAGGTGCGCCTGAAACAACTGTACAAATGCAGGGATATGGAGAGGCCATGAATCCTCCGTATGTTGGATTCGGATGTGTCCGAAGAACTCAAATGGAGGGGAAAGTGGAGTACTGGCCGCTTATCCTCCCAAAAATCAAATTCGGGTTGCCGTCTGATGAAATGGACACGCAGGAAAATCAAATCGACTGGCAGACACAAGAGCTTACGGCTGCTATACAGCGTGATGACACCACAGCAAAGAATTGGAAGGTTATTTCTGCGGAAGGCCTTGACACAGAGGCAGAAGCATATGCGGCTGTAAAAGCATTTCTTGGGGGTGCTGGAGCATGAATTTGAGCGTATGCGGCATTGAATATCCGGTGGCATATACAGTCGAGGCGCAAAATACCATTGCAAAACGGTTTGATGGTATAGAAAATATTGAAAAGGCATTTGACAACAGTGATATTGCAAAAATGGTGGATAACGTTGCGTTTATCGCATCGGCGCTGATGTCTGGTGCGGAACACCGGGAAAGGGTGCGCTGTGCGATGTTTAGCATTGAATGTGATGCCAAAACAGCGCCTACGTATGAAATGCTTTGCGCTGTAATGTCTCCATCCGATATCAAAACAGCTATGGAAGTCATCATGGCCGCAATTAAAGAGGGAAACCGTGTTACAGTAGAGGTTCAGCCTGAAAAATCAAAAAACGCAAAGGCCACGCAGTCAAAATAACGGCTGCGTGGCTGCTTTATATCGGATTAAAGTCAGGGCTTTCCAAAGCGGAGGCCCTGACTTCTTTTCCTGGGGAAATTCAGGATTTGTCATCATGCATGGCGATTGCAAATGGTGCAAAGCAAAAAATTAAGCTGACACTTGAAGAAGCGCTGAATGTGAGGTGAGAATGTGGCAGTAAACATAGGGCCAAAAATCGGAATTGACGGAGAAGCGCAATTTCGAAAAGAACTTAATAACATTATACAGCAGTCAAAGACGCTGGCCAGCGAGATGAAAGCGGTTACATCGGCGTTTGATAAAAACGACAACAGCCAGGAGAAACTTGCCGCACAGTCAGCCGTTTTGACAAAACAGATTGAGACACAAGAGCAGCGTATTGAGCAGCTAAAAAAGGGGCTTGCTGCTTCCGCTAAAGAATTTGGAGAAGCTGATACACGTACTCAAAAGTGGAAGCAGGCCGTTAATGATGCTACATCAGAATTAAACAATATGCGCTCAAATCTAAAAGGCCTTGATACTGCGGTTGATGATACCGCTGACAACCTTGATGATGCCGCTGATTCTGCGCTGTCTTTTGGAGACGTTCTAAAGGCAAATGTGCTAAGTCAAGCAATTGTAAACGGTGTAAAAGAGCTTGCATCTGCGTTTAAAGATTTTGCTGTATCAGCAATTGAAAGTGCCGCTGATGTTAAGGCGCAGGTTGCTCAATTTGAACAAACCTTTGGAGATCTTGCGGACACAGCAAGAGAAAAAATGAATGGCGTTGCCGAAGCAACAGGAATCGTTCCTACGAGACTACAAAGCGCCTTCTCACAGTTTTATGCATATGCCAGATCGAGCGGGATGGAAAGTGCACAAGCATTGCAATTCGCAGAAAAAGCATCTTATGCAGCTGCTGATGCTGCTGCATATTACGATAGATCGTTGGAAGAAGCAACAGAACAGGTCTTGGCATACACCAAAGGCAACTTTGCAAATGATGCTGCGTTAGGCTTTGCATCGACGGAAGCGACAAGAACAGCTCAAGCGATGAAAAGCTTAGGGAAAGAATATAAAGATTTAGATGTTACAGCAGGTGAGACAACACAGGTTTTGCTTGACCAAATCATAGCGTCTCAAAATCTTTCTGGTGCTGCTGGGCAAGCATCACGTGAAATGGATGGTTGGGAAAATGTCCAAGGAAATCTGAATGAAACATGGAAACAATTTCAAGCTCGAGTTGGGACACCTGTTCTTGAAAATCTTATCACTATCATTCAAAATATCACATCCGAATTTGAAAACTGGATGAATAATGTTGACTGGGATGCGTTTGGAAAAAATATTGACAACTTTGTAAATGCGCTTATAGAAAATGGGCCTACAATTGCAGGAATTATTGGAACAATTGCAGTTGCCTTCATCGGTTGGAATGTAGGCGCTATGATTCAAGGCGTTATTTCGAGCATCACAGCATTAGGTGGCATTTTGCCTGCACTTAAGGCCGCGATTTTGGGAGTGAATGCAGCATTAAACGCAAATCCAATTGGGCTAGTGCTGACTGGAATCTCACTTTTAGTTGCAGGAATCATTGCATTGTGGAATAACTGCGATTGGTTTCGCGACGGTGTGATAACAATGGGGAATGCCATTGTTAATTTTATTTCAGATGCTGTCGATGGAATCGTACATTTCTTTACCGTTACTGTCCCACAAGCCTTTAACAAGGTGCTTGATTTCATGAAAACAAACTGGCAAGGACTGCTTTTGCTTCTTGTAAACCCGTTCGCAGGAGCATTTAAACTGCTTTACGATAATTTTGAGGGCTTTCGTAATGCAGTAAATAACTTAGTCGAACGCATCAAGACAGCATTTATAAACATGAAAGACGGGATTTCGAACACCGTTAGAAATATCAAAGATGCAATCGTAAATGGGTTTCAAGCTGCAGTGGACTTTATAACATCCCTACCCGGGAAGGCTGTTCAATGGGGCAGAGACTTCATACAAGGTTTGGTTGATGGAATTATCTCTATGGCAAGCAGAGTTGTAGATGCGGTAAAAGGCATAGCAAATACGATTACAAGTTGGCTTCATTTTTCACGCCCGGATGTCGGACCGTTACGCGATTACGAAACATGGATGCCAGATATGGTACAGGGAATGGCCGAAGGAATAAGAGCGAATGCTTATAAGCTTGAAAATGCTGTTGCATCTATGGCCGGAGGAATGTCTGCCAATGTGAACGGAAAAGCGGGCGCGTCGAATATGGGAGGCGTTTATATCACTGTTAATGGCGCTCCCGGTCAAGACGAGAACCGGCTTGCTGATATTATCATGCTCAAAATTCAGAATGCTACTGCACGAAGGGAGGCCGTATGGTGAGCTATTTCATCTTCGATGGGAAGAACAGCCTTGACTATAAAATCGGAATTGATAAATGTCCTGCAAGCAATCATGCTGCGCGTGTGGTAGAAAAGATTTCAGTGCCCGGACGCTCCGGTGATCTCATACGAGATACCGGGGCGTTCTCCAATGTAACACAACCATATGAAATATGGTTTAAAGCCAAAACATGTGGAACGACAGTAGCAGCGCGAAATATTGCATCATGGCTGCTTTCCGGGAATGGATATAAACGCTTGGAGGATTCATACGACCCGGACGTGTTTAGAATCGCACTTTTTTCGGGGCCGTTTGATGTGGAAAACTGGATGCTTTTATATGGGCGTGCAACGATAGAGTTCGATTGCAAGCCACAAAGATATTTTAAGTCCGGCGAATATCCAATCTCCATAATATCGGGACAAGTCATAAACAATATATGGAATGATGCGTTCCCGCTTATTGAAATTACAGGGAACGGAGATGGAGAAATCGTAATTGGAACAGTAACCACTAGTATTACAGGCATGGACGGAGGAATCATACTGGATTCCGAAACGCAAAACGCCTACTATGGGACACTGAATAAAAATAATAATGTCATTATTTCCGGGGCTGACTTCCCATATCTTCCGAATGGAGATACAGCGATTATGTGGAGTGGAGGAATTACCGGAGTAAAAATTACGCCAAGGTGGTGGACAATATGAAACCAATTCTTTTTCCGTCCACTGCGACGGAATTTACAACACAGGGGCTTGGTGCATTGTCGGATGCGATAAGTTGCATCGTGACCGAAGAACGGAACGGGCTGTATGAGCTCGAAATGCAGTATCCTCAAAGCGGAATCCATTTCAGCGAAATTCAAAACAGATGTATTATATATGCAATCCCGTCACCTTATCGTGAAGCACAGCCATTCCGCGTTTACCGCATTACAAGGCCTATCAATGGAATCGCAACAATATATGCCCAACACATTAGTTATGATCTTGCTGGAATCCCCGTAAATCCATTTACAGCAGGATCTGCGGCAGAAGCGTTAAGCGGTATGGCTTCCCACACAGCCGTGGAAAGTCATTTTTCATTTTGGACGGATAAATCTACGACAGCAAATTTTAGCGTATTGGTGCCGTCCGCATCCCGTTCTGTGCTTGGGGGCGTGGAGGGTTCTATTTTAGACGTTTACGGTGGAGAATATTTGTTTGACAAATTTCTTGTGAGGCTTTACAACCAGCGCGGCAATGATAATGGTGTTGTGATTCGATATGGAAAAAATTTGACCGACGTAGAACAAGATGCAAATATATCAAGCGTAGCAACAGGCGTTCTTCCGTATTGGGTTGGAGCTGAAGGAGAACTTGTACAAGGGAATATTGTCAATGTAGATGGCACATTTGATTTTGTCCGTATAATGACGATTGATTTTTCGTCTGATTTTGAGAACCAACCTACAGCAAGTGAGCTGGAGACGCGCGCCCTGCAATATATAAAATCAAATAAAATTGGTGTACCTAGTGTAAGCATCAGCGTGAGTTTTGTGCAGCTTGAGCAAACCGAAGAATACAAAGATCTGGCGCTGCTTGAAAAGTGCGATTTGTGCGACACCGTTACAGTACAGTTTGAAGCGCTTGGGATAAATGCAAAAGCAGAAATAGTAAGGATTATAACTGATGTATTGCTTGAGCGTTATGAATCCGTTGAAGTTGGAGACATCCGAGCCAATATCGCATATACGATTGCAGACCAGCAGCAAAAAATAGAAAAAGCACCGACAACGAGCGCAATGCAAAAAGCCATAAACAACGCTACGAATTGGCTAACCAGTGCCGATGGCTATGTAATAGCGGTTAAAGATGACAACGGCACATGGAAAGAAATCTTGTTTCTGGACACGCCAAGCGCTGAAACCGCAAAAAATGTGTTGCGTATAAATACAAACGGCATTGGGTTTTCAACGAATGGTGTAAACGGGCCTTACAGAAATGCTTGGACGATTGACGGGAGTTTGGTAGCAGACTTTATCACGACAGGCGTGCTGACAGCGAATCTTATCAAAGCAGGTGTTTTGCAGAGTTTGAATGGTGCGACAAGTATTAACATGGAGACGGGAGAGGCATCTTTAACAGGGTCTATAACAACAGCAAGTGACGGATTTCAAGTAACATTGGGAAATGGCGCTATTTCGTTTTATTTTAATGGTGTAAAGGTGGGAGATTTATCGCAAGTTACTTATGGAAATCAAAAAGACCTGCAAATTAATGCATCAAGAGCTGTATTCTCTGGTAGAAATTTGTCTGAAGCAAGTCAAGTACAAATTGGAGCATCGTCAACGCATGACAGCGTCAATTATTTTGCATATCCATTTATTCTCGCCAGAAAGGGAACAGGGTTATCATGCTCTTTTAGTGTGCAACCTAATTCAAGCCGCACTGAAATGGTATTGGAGTTAAACGGCACGGAATATGGTAAAAAAACAGCAACAATTGACGGCCAAACAATTACTTATTTAGGGCCGATATAAGGAGGCAACATGCAAGTAACAAAAAACATAACGCTTGATTTACTTGAAACGGGTAGTCCGGTCATTATAAAGGCAAAGCAAAACGACAGAAACACACGTTATATCGCGGCGCATCTATACGTTGGGAGATTAGACTATCAGGTGCCAAGCGGAACAGAGATTGCTTTCCGATATAAAAAACCAGACGGCACAGCGGGCTTTTATGACGCGCTGCCGGACAACTCTCCTGCCATTACTGTATCTGGCAATACGGTTACGGTTGAGCTTGTGGAACAGGTATTGACCGTGGCAGGATGCGTCCATTGCGAAATCAACATGTATAATGCTGCATCAGAAAAACTTACAACATTTACGTTTGAAATTTCTGTAGAGGAAAGCGTCCTGACTGACACAGAAATCATATCCAGCGATTATTACAACGTACTTACAGCTGAAATTGCAAAAGCGCTGCAAGCCGTAACCGATGCGACAGAGCAAGCCGAAAACGCCGCACAAAGCGCACAGGACGCCGCAGATAGCGCCGCAATGTCCAAAGACTGGGCTGCTGGCCAACCCGTTACATACAGCGGCACCCCCGTCTCCATCGCCTACGCGGGCGCGAACCGTATCGCGTCCATCACAGCTTACGGCGAAACCCCGCAGGGCGGGACGACGGAGGCTCCTGTGGCGCTGACGGGTATATCGTCTATCACGGTAAACGATGATGTTACCGAGCTGCCAATTCCGCGCCCGCTGCGGCGTGTAGGAGATGTGCGGGATGTGTGTGTTACCCGACAAGAATATGAAGGTACCGAAAAGCTCGTTGTGACGTACAATGTGGGCTTTGTGGAGCTGGATGGGACGGAGGCTTCACATATTTTCGAGGGCATGTTTTATCTCGATTATAGCGCCTCATGGCCAACGCCTGCGAATCGAGTCAATGGTGTGTGTTCTCATTATCCATATGGGGCATATGGCAAAGGAAAAATCGGGCTTACTAATAACGGTGCGGCAGTAGTATATAACCCAAACGGCGATTATACCGGCGACGAAGGCGGTCTGGCGAACTGGAAAGCCTACCTCGCCGCCCAAAAAGAAGCTGGCACACCCGTCCAAGTCGCCTATCAGCGCGCCACACCCGAAACCTACGCCACCGACCCGTTGGACATTGACAACGCTGCCGGCCCGCTCACCGTCATGACCGGCGGGGAGGTTGAGGTACGGATGACGGAGCTGGTTGGCTCCCGTAGCCCGGAGCTTGTCGGGAAGATGGACAATGACATTTATTTTCAGGTAGGAAACCTTAATCTAGGCGATAACACTAACTTGTTAAACCCCGTAAATCAGCAAGGACAAGCAAGTTATACAGGCGACAGCACATCGCCGTACTGTATCGACAGATGGAGGATCTCAAACGGTACTACATATGATATAGCTTCTCGCGCGTTGACTGCATCGAGTTATGCAAACCGCGCGTGCGGGATGTGGCAAACGAATGAACTTGCTCAGCAAGCCCTTGCAATTGGCAGTACAATCACTTTTTCGGGATACATCAACGGAATGCAACATTCCGGGACGATAAAAATTCTTAATAGGGATTTATATAGCAGTTTTGCAGAAGTCCCGGCTGGATATGAATGCGATGATTTTGAAATCGTCTGCTGTACGGCTTCGCACGAACAAAGCAAATACAATTTGGGGATTTATCCAAAGAAAGAAGCTGTTTTGAACTGGATTAAATGGGAAAAAGGACTTTACGCAACGCCTTATGCACCAAAAGGGTTCGGCTTGGAACAACTTGAATGCATGCGCTATTATCAAACTATTAAGGGCATAAAGTATGTCCTTAGAAAAGCATTGGCGTCGGAGGGATTCCCATATGTAATCCCTGTTACATTTATGCCTATGAGAGCAGTACCGCAAACGGATATTACAGTCACGGAAGGCGCTGAAAACAACTTAACTGCTACGGGAGTAACTCAAACCGCTTGTGGCATTCAGTTTCAACCCGTTGCCGAAAATGTAGGCCTTACTTTTACTCTTACGCTTTCGGCAAATTTATAATCAGGAGGTAAAAAATCATGACACCATTTGCAGGAATCAACAGAATCACAAGCCCTTACGGATACCGGGAATACTGGTATAATGGACGTCTCATCAAGGAGCAGCATAAGGCGCAGGCCGCTTACACGGCCATGATGACCGACACACTTTTGGAGGTGTAATATGGCAAAATATCGTAAGAAGCCCGTCGTGGTGGAAGCATATCAAACCGACAAAACAATGATTATTCACACGCTGGAAGGTGATATGGTCGCCTCAATCGGGGACTACGTCATTACAGGGGTTGCGGGTGAACAATATCCCTGCAAGCCTGATATCTTCGAGCAAACCTACGAGGAGGTATAAGCTCATGTTTGACAACATCAAAAAATGGTACGCCCTGGGCCTGTGGAGCGCCGCGATGGTGCAGCAGGCGGTGGCTAAGGGCATTATCACGGAAGCGCAGTACAAAGAAATTACGGAGGAAACGATATGATAAATACCGAATGCAATCTGACCGACAATCTGCTGAATGCGGATCTCGATGCAGGCCCCGGCGACGATATGCCGGAAGAAGCACGGGAGGTTCGAGACGATGGCTGATAGCGCGCTTGTGGCAAAATTCATCCCGGCATACACCGGGAACTATACCAAAAATCGCGCCCGGTACGGAAAGATCAGCGAGATCACCATCCATCATTGTGCTGGCATAATGAGCATCGAGCAGCTGGGCGCTTTGTGGCAGCGCAAAGGCCGCAACGGCTCCAGTCACTACGGCGTGAGCGGTAGCCAGATTGGCCAGTATGTGGCCGAGGCGAATGTGGCGTGGACAAATAGCAGCTGGGCGGCAAACTGCCGGGCTGTGACCATTGAGACAAGCAACAGCGGCGGCGCGCCGAACTGGCCCGTGGCGAATGATTCGCTGGCAACCCTCATCCTTCTGGTGGCCGATATTGCCCGGCGCAACGGGCTGGGGACGTTGACCGTGGGGAAAAACCTCACCTATCACAGCATGTACGTGGCCACGGAGTGCCCGGGGCCGTATCTGCGCAGCAAACTGCAGTACATCGCCGATGAGGCAAATAAAATCAATAGCCAGGGGGACGACAACATGAAATTCTTGAAAGTGCTTTCCGCCAAGTGCGAGGTATTCGCCTCGCCCGATGTGAATGCGGTGGACAAGCCCTATAACGGTGGAAAGCTGACCGAGGGCGTGTGCTACCCGGTGCAGGCCGAGGTGGGCAGCTCTGGCGGGTACAGCTGGGTGCGCATCTTCGTGGCGGGAGTGCAGCGTTACGCCGTGGTGCTGGCTGACCGCTGCCGGTTGGTGACGCTTTCCCCGGGTGACGCCTTCGCGGCCTGCGTGGCGCAGGGCGGTGCAGATACGACGGAGCTGGAAAAGCAGCTTGCAGAGGCGAACGCCCGAGCGGATGAATCAGACAAGCGCCTTGCGAATATCAAGGCGTATGTTGCGGGGGTGTAATCCGTGTGGGAGCACATTCAAAAATATTGGCTTACTTATGCGATGGGGATTGTTGCGGGCGGGCTTGGGGTGCTCTGGAAATGGGTGCGTGGGAAGTTTCGCACGTTGGATGCCATGAAAGATGCAAACCTGGCACTGCTGCACGACAGGCTGTACCAAGGCTGCAAACACTATATCGCACAGGGCCACATCGACGTGGATAGCCTGAAAAACATCGAATACCTGTACCGCGCCTACCATGCGCTGGGCGGCAACGGGACAGGCACTGAATTATATACACGGGTGCAAAAGCTACCCATCAAGGAGGACTGAAGTTATGGATATTTCTGTATTTGGGCTGGGCACCGTCGCAGCCATCACCGTGCTGTGCTATCTCGCCGGTACGGGCGTGAAAACCACGCCGCTGGACAACAAGTACATACCGGTCATCTGCGGCGGCACTGGCCTTGTGCTTGGCCTTGTAGCCCTGTATGCGGGCATGCCGGAGTTCCCGGCGACGGACCCAATCACGGCGGCTGCTGTCGGCGTGGTGTCCGGACTTGCGGCCACGGGCATCAATCAGGCTGTGAAACAGCTTGGCAAAACCGAATAGTATATGACGAAAGGGGCTATCCGCTTGGGTAGCCCCTTGTTTTTTTTGAATATTTTATAACGAACTTGTTATAAAATGCACATGAAAATGATTTGATGTTCGTGCAACTTGCCAATTGAAAATATAACAAACTTGTTATATAATATAGACATAGACAAGGGAAACAAACGGAGGAATCAGAAATGAAAAAGTTCAATCTTAGCCAGATCATGAAAGACGCTTGGAGCTTTTACCGCGCGGGCGGACGCACGTTTTCTGAAAGCCTGAAAGCTGCGTGGGCTTGCGCTAAGGCGCTTGCCCACAAGATTGTTGTAAAAAGCTGGTTCTTGAATAAAGAGTTCACGAGCGGCGAGCGCTATGCGATCAGCGTTTCAGACGATGCTAAGGTTGAGCGCGAAACAGAAAAAGCAATCCTTGTTAAGTGGTTCAGCGAGTTCGGCACAGTTAAACATTGGGTCCCGAAGTCCTGCTGTGAGAGCTTCTAATTTTTAAGCAAAAAAGGAGAATGAATTATGAACAGAAACACAATACTTGAAGACCTGTTTTTGAAAAACACTGGCCTCGTCGTAGACGGCGCAGCTGTATGGGAAGAAATCGAACAGGCTGCAGCTGAGTGTCAAGAAGATGGAGAACAATGGGTTGTTGGTCAAGATGATAAGAGCGGAAAATGGAAATACTACATCGATCTGAATCGTTCTTATGACGAAGAGTTTGATTCATGGAGCACCGATGTTGAGCTTCTTGAAATTTGCGTTGAGCGCCCAAATCGCGATACAGCACAGTTCAAAATCCCGAGGTTTTCGTAATGGAAAAATTAAAAGAAGTTCGTAAAAAGGCGGGCCTAACACAAGTTGAACTTGCTGAAAAAATAGGGTGTTCTCAAGTGTGTGTAGCAAGATGGGAAAACGGAACGCACGAACCGACGCTGCGAATGGCGAAAGCCTTAGCTGAGGCTTTGAAGTGTAAAATTGACGACATCTTATAATCCGCTCAAAAAACAAAATCCCTCGGTAGAAAATACCGGGGGATTTCTGTTTACAACAAGAAAGAAATGACTAATTTTCCGTTAATAATTTCAGCTTGTTGTTGATATGATGGAGCAGATGATGGGAATCGAACCCACACGACCAGCTTGGAAGGCTGGAGTTCT